TACTGGGTGTGTATGATATTTGAGATAAGCTTTGTCAAATTCTTCTTCAAATAATTTCTTCATATATTGTATTTAAGCTTTTCTCTATAAACAGAAACGGCCCCTTACGGGGCCGTCTATTAATTCTGTAAATAGTTATTATTTAAAGAAATCGCCTTTTTTAACAGTCGACTTAACCTCAGGCTTACCTTTTGGGTTTTGATATGATTTATCATGACCCTTAGCTGGCTTTAACTTAGGATCTGAATCAACATCTCCACCGTGTGCCTTACCGCCGTGAACTTTTGGATGTCCACCAACTTTGTTACTCTTGTTCTGAAGCACCTTACTCTTGTCGCCAAGAGGTTTTAGCTCTGTTGCTTCTTTAACTGGCTCTTCTTCCATTTCGAGATCTTCAACGTCGTTGGCTTCTTGATCTCCGAATTCTACTTCTTCTTCTGACTTTTCTTCTCCACCACCTGTTTCTTCAGAAATTTTATCAAGGATATTTTGAAGATGGTCCATTACTGATTTAAGATCAGAAACCAGATCTGTTACTTCGTCTTTTTCACCTTCGAGCTCATCCATCATTTCGTCGTCTGAAGTAGGCACTTCAACTTCCATTTCCATACCCATTTCTTCTTCACCAGGGAACTGCTCATTAATTGTTGCTTTGAAGAGCTTTTCAAATGAGCCTTCAAATGATTTTGTTGGTTTTTCCATAGAATCTTTTAAAACTTTAGGGTCGTGTACTTCAGTGCCATGCATCTCTTTTGGTGCATGTACATCTTTTTTACAAGCTTCTGGTCCTTGACCTGATACTGGACGAGCTTTTTTAGCATCCATCATATCGTCAAGTTCTTTGTCTCCTTTAACTTTGTTAGAGGGAACTGCTTCAGAGGTTAATACCTTTGATTCATAAATTTCGGAAAGAGGGTTTTGCTTCATATGGTTTATAATTATATTTATTCTATTTAGGCTGTTTTTTATATTTGTACACCGCTAAACTCTACTATAAATGTTACATTATAACAGTTTGCAGAGGAGGGTATACCTACCTGCTTCCACCCTAACCTATCTCCAACATTAAACAACAGTTGCGGAGCAGTGTAATACCGAATATTATTACCAGTTAAATTAATACCGGTAGTTGTAAGTCTATACTCTTGTTGCGCTACACCGTTAACACAAGGGTCTGTTGTAACTGTACCAGTAACTCCGTAAACCTGTAAAGTAGCAGAGATAATTTTACCCGCAAAGGGCATACATGTTCCTTCATGTTGAGTTGCACCACTACCAAAACTCATAAATTGATTTTGAGTGCCAGTTCCGTTTCTTTCGCAAGTAAACGCTACAACCGGTGCTGTATAAAGATTAAGTGTAGCTGTATCTAAAGCACTAAAATTAGCATTAAGAGTTTCAAGAGAGTCTCCAATGCATTGATTTTCATCTATTGTTGTAGTAAAGAAGCTCATATATTATAATTTAATTTTTAATTTGTACAATGCTAGGTATAGTAGTAATCTCAGGAAAAGCATCTACGCCGAGTTGACCTGAACTTACGTTGTCGTATCCCCAGCCAAGAACTTTTCCAGTATTTAATAATACTAAAAAGTTAGCAATATAACCACGGCCAGGCGGTGGACGGCCGAAGTCATTATTAGTGCTTCTAATTTCAACAGGGGTACCTAGAGCTGGATTAAAAAGCACTCTTCGAAATGTATTATTTGTAACAGTGAGTGTACCGTTACCTAATAAGCCTGTACCACCATAACCAGCTGCCCATAAATAGTTATTTGTATCTAGAACAAGTGTTGTTTTTGCAGTACCTGCACCTGCAACAACTATTTGCTTTACTTTAGCCCCACTTCTTATCCAGGGCCAATTAATACTAGATACTACCCCTCTTGTTGTTGCAACACTATCAACGCCCATTTGCCCAAAAGAGTCGTTACCCCAACTTTTTAACCTGTAAAAATCTCCGTCTCTTATAAGTGCCCAGCAAGTAACAGAGTTTGCATCTATATGTGCAACAACGTCTACAACATAATCTGCGTCTGTAAATCCAGAAACTCTTGTAAAAGAGATTTGATTAGCAGGAGACGTTGTTGCGTTTCCGAACACTACCCCATTGGTGTTTCTTCCAGCTGCCCATAGTGTTCCATCTTTTAATATTACAAAGGTGGTAATGTTATCAGCCGTTCCACCGACTCGAATATTGTTAACCCGATACCCAGAAGGTAGACCTTGAACAAGTGTAAAATTACTTATATTAATTTCTGGGCCTGTATTGTCATTAATACCTGCTTGTCCATCGGCATTACGGCCTACAACATAAAGCTTATCGTCGCTATCAACAACAAAAGTGGTAGTAGCATTTCTATTGCCGCCAGAAGTAACTAAACGACCTCTTATCCCGAGATTTGAAACGGGGCGAGGTACCGTTATTGTGTTACCGGTCTGTCTTTGAGAGATTCCTGCTTGACTTAAATTATTATAACCCCAAGCATAAAGGTTGCCAGATTTTGTTAATGCAAATATTGTAGTAAAAGTAAATTGAAAGCCTGTACCAGTTGATATGTGGGTTATAGGGTCATTAGGTGCCGCGGTATAACCGTTACCCGTTACATCTATAAAACTAAACACAGTATAAAAAGCTACAGTGTTGCCTTGTCCTAACTGTCCCTGAGCATTATAACCAGCACCATATAGTCGACCCTTAGTTGTAATAGCGTATGTACAATCTCCTTGTGTTTGTAACTTAGCTATACTCTCGTCTACCTCGAGAGGGGGGTTGAAAGCAGGTATTTTTGGAGTATATACACGAACATCCCCTAGACCGGTTCCTAAACTTCCATTAGCATTAAAGCCACAGACTCTCATTGAACCGTCGTTTAATATAAAAAAATTATTTTTACCACCACCGGAATTTATACCTTGCTCCTCTAATCGAGCTACCTTAAGTGGTTCATTACCGGGTATATTGATATTTGCTATACCGTTTTCTATAATAGTGTTTACTCCAGCGCCTACAAAATTTATAGTTTCTATATTAGTGCTTAATTGCACTGTCTCATCTTGTAAAGCAATACCGGTCTGAAGAGTGTTAATAGCATTTTTAAGATTATCAAAATTGCTATTAATAGTAATTAAAGAATTGCCAATACATTCTGTTTTTTGAATAGTGGTAGTTTCAACACGCGCCATATCTTTGTTTATTATTTAATATCTATTTTTATAATTACTACATTGTTCATATTGTAAAAATAATACTTTAAAAGGTATTACTTTTATAAGTTTTTTTCTTCAATTGATTGTATACATTTTGGATCAAAATAATTTAGCAATGTTAAAAAATTATCCCAAAGATAGTTAATATTTCTATTAATAACAGAAGATGTAACAATTTCGTTTTGTCCAACTGTAAGTTTATTTTTATTGTGTACAGGGGGCACATATTGTTTGCAGAGATTACTATTATCAAAAATTAATGCATGCCTAAATATCTCAATATTATCCCACAATTTTTGAAACGATCTTGTATATACCCAGCTTTGTATGTACTCTTCTTTGTGAATAAGTAAATCTGTTAAAGTTCTGTATGTAGTTGGTAGATTGCCCTTTATGCTCTTAGTGGTCATTAAATCAACATACTTGACTATTTTATCTTCAGAAGCTATCAATGTGTTTCGATATTCATCCTGATAAACACTGCTAATGTTTGTGACACATTGCAGATTGTTTGCTAAAAATCCAAAAAATACCCCATTTCTAAAATATTTTATAACTTGTGATGGTGTATTAATATAAATGACCTCTCTATTATAGCTTGTAGTAATTCTTAGAGGGGTTTCTGTTGCCTCGTCTAAAAACGAATATTCATTTACAAATTCCCCTCGATTAGAAAATACATACACACTTTTGTTTGTTAATACGTGTAAACTATTAGCACTATCTACACACATACTAATAGGTGGATTATTGTCTAAAATTTCATTAGTAATAGTTTGAAGCCAGCTACCGTTATTTGAGTATTGTTTAATACAGTTATTACCGGTGTCAGTTATCCAAATATTATCCTCAGCATCAATATGTAAGTCGTTAGGTCTTGAAAATTTTGAGGTTGATTTTTTTGAACCGAAGCCACCCCAGGATAGATAATTTTCAAACGGTATCGACTGCGTTAAATCTACTTTATATGATGCTATCTTATTTAGTGTTCCGTCTAATACAAAAAGTTTGTCTGTAGAATCGAGTCCAATAGCTTTAATATTTCTAAAAGAAAATACATCATCTATTAAACGCTTGTTAGTTATTTGTATCGGAGAGTAATTAGAGGATAAAATTTTTATTTCAGTATTTAAAGCAACATAAAGAATATTATTCCTACTTACAATATCCCTATAACTACATCTAGTTAAGGGTTTACAGCTTGGAATTGGATCTCTAAACGTATCAATTTTTGGAATATTAACATGCCACTCTCCAATAACACACGGTATACCTGTTATGGTTTCTCCGTTTTGAGTAATCCAAGGTTCAAATTTCCATTTTTTTGCATAAGCTTCATTACATTTTGTAGTTTTCCATGTTATTAATTTTGTAGAAGCTGCAGCTTTACGTGATTTCCATTTCCATTCTATTCCATAATTACCGTAACAATCAGGGTTAACTATATTAAGGCTGCATTGATGTTGCTGCCACGTACCACAACTAGCTAATGGTCCTGTGGTAGTTATAGAGGGGGTTGCATCACTAACTATTTGTGTATCTTCCCAATGTACAATCTCGTCGCTCTCTAAGCAATCAACGTCTACCCATGTCCATAAAGGACATACTTCATTCATTTCTTCTTTAACTTGACTTTCTAAGGGTATATTACCAAGCCAGCCATAATACTCTGTTGGAGTGTATTCATACATGTTGCTTCTGGTTTCAAGGTATTGTAAATTTTCGTAAAACTTACGAAATACAGAATTGATATTATCTTCAACAGCCCATTCGTTTGAAGCTATTAAAGGTTTTTCAGGATACGGTAAATTTAAAGGTGTACTCTCGGTAAGATAATTTTCAGGAATAACACTATCATAAAAAGGTATAACATTAATTACATTACTAAAAATATCTATAGAGGGGGATAAACTTGCGCTAGGTTGATAATAAGTTGTAACAGTAATAGTTTTAGGTCCAACTGAATTATATGTAGCTGTAAAATTCTGATACAAAGTTTCAGGGGTTAGAGTTATACTATTAGCTTCTCCGAGATCAATAATAATACTTTGAACATTATTAAAACCTCTGGAAATATTTTCAAAGGTGATTGCTGTTCCTGTTAAAATATATTTGTTAGACAAATAAAAGCTAAAATTACCACGAGAAAGTATTGTAAAAGCACTGTCTTCAGAAATAATAAATTCTTTAAGGCCCCAATCGAATGGAGGAGATGAAATAGTACAGGTTACTATTTGTTCACCACGTACTAATAGACGAGTATTAGCATTAATATCTATAGTAGTAGGTAGGGAACCGTTGTTAAGATATTGTAACGGATATGTGTAATTTGTTATATCCCCAGGGTTAGATTGATTAATTGTCCATCTTTGTGTAGATAAAGTCCAAAGAATATTAGAACCAAAACAAAAAAAGGGCGATCTTTCTGCAGAAAGATTAGATGTTCCTTCTGGCTTCCAAGTCTTAGTAAACGGACCGGGCTCTGCAGTAACAGGTGTAGCTGTCATAGAGGGTAAGGACCCTGCTGAATATAGACATTGCATCGTAGACCAAGCTGAAGGTAGTCCTATAAAACTTGTTGGGTTTGCGGTGCACCCAGTAAACGTAGACCATCTCCAAATTAAGTTGTATTTATCGTAACATGAATCTAAAATTTCACCTTTAAAACCTGATAAAGACACCTTTAAAAATGCATCATATAAAACGGGTGCCCCGTCTGCAGGTAAAAATATATTATCTCCGACAATACCTGGATTAAATGCAGAAGCTGGAGTTTCAAAGCCTACTATCTTTATAGAGTCTTTTAAGTTTGTATTTTTAGAATTATTCTCTGTAGTATAAAAAAATGGGTATGATAATTGCTCCCCGGTATTATCATCTAAGTAATAAAAAGGACCAGAAGAAAGAATCGTACCATCACTTATTAATAAGTTTATAGGTATAGTAGGGTAATTCCCGATAGCACTTGAAACAGTTATCTGGAAAAGCCCATTAATAGAATCAATTGCTGATATATCATAAAAACTTGTATCTTCATTGCCTATTGTCCAGTAGTAGCTACTAATATCTGTTTGATTTTTTGCAGAAAGTTTTATAACCTCGGTATGACCCTCTCCATAAAAACATAAACCGGGAGACGTCGTGTATGTTTCAGTTACAAAATTTAAATCAGTAATCTGTCTTCCAAATGAATCAAAATAGTTTACAGGGAAACCTATAAAGTCTGCGGTTAGCATTTTTTGTAGAAACACACCGGTTAAACTATTTGTTACTATATGTGGTGTAAACCAAGGTGAAAAGGAATCAAAGGTAGATCTAGCTGATAGGGTAATATTAATACTGCAAACAGTGGGGGTTGGGGTATTAAAGCTACAAAGAGCAGAATAAATTGTTGAAGTAAGAGGTACAGTACCAGCTTTTATATTACTATTATTAAATGAAATCCAAGTATCATTATATTTTACAGTTCTTGGTACATGAAGAGTTGATATATAGGGGGCAAAAGTACTAGCTTGCCCTCTATTAATTTGACTACCCCAAATAAGTAGTGTTTCAGTTCCTGTAGTTGCTGATGATACGCTTTCTGTATTTGTAGTTATGCCAATATAAGCATCATAATTGTCTCCATCTGATAGAGAAAAAGTAGCAGTGCAGCGTCTCCATAACTGAAAACGGTTTTCTGTTATAGTTAGTGTTGGTATAGTACCGGTTTTGTTTAATTCTACTAATCTCCCTATAGGTATAGTTCTTATTAAATTAAACGCTCCACCTACAAATATCGAATTACTTAATAATTCTATAGTTAATGCTAAATCTTCAAGCTCTAGTGTAGAGTATAGGTTGCTATTATTAAAGTCGATATTTTTTGAACCTGTAGGGGTTAATGAAATTATACCTTTATTATTAGGCTCATTATTATAAACAGTAAAGGTACCTCCAACATATATATTTGTATCTACTGGATCGATTGTAATACTTTTAACTGTTGCTCTTGTTGTAGAGCCGGCTTCATATTCAAACCCGTTTCCGGGATTAAAGGCTGCATCTGTTTTCCCTGTTGTTAAAAGACGAGCAATCCCTCTTCTATTAATTTTATCGTAATTAGTAAAACTACCACCTACCAGTACTTTATTAGCACTATCTAATTTTAAAGCAAAAACAGAATCATCAAAAGCCGAAGTATTTGGCGTAAAGCCACTGACATAACTTCCTACTCTATTAAGACAGATAATTCTTTGTACCTTTGTAGTAGTAGTTTTATATTGTGTAAAGTCCCCCCCAACGTAAACACGATTATTTGATGAATCAACAGCAATAGTTCTAACAATATCGTTAAATCCGGAATCGGTTATAAAATTAGAATTTACTGCTCCATCTTCACTTTGTAAGCAAATTATTCTGTTAGAAGAAACGTCTCTATATTCTGTAAATGCTCCTCCAACAAATAAATTAGTGCCAGATACTGCTATACTTAAAACTTGATCATTAAACCCTAACCCTGTTAAGCCCGGAAGCGCGGTTAAACCCGGAAGGGCATCTCCCGTAGAAGCATTTATACTAATAATACGACCTGCACTTATACCACTATATTCTGTAAAATCTCCCCCGACAAATAAACTTGAACCGTCCTGGGACGGTGTTATAACTCGTACACTACTATCAAACCCAGAGCCGACAGTGAATGTTGGTACTGGTACACCGTCTCTATCTAAACATATAAAACGATTTACTGGTATATTATTATAAGAGGTAAAGTCTCCTCCTACAAAAATTCGATCACTTGATACAACTACAGAACGAACTACGTCGTTAAAACCTACACCTAAAGGGTTAAAGATAGGTAAACTCGTATCAACAAAATCTACTGTACTATTTAACCAATTTCCATTTGGATATGACAGACCTTGCTCAATATCAAAAATAACCTCTCCTTTATTAAAGCCCTTAAGATATACATACTTACCACTCAACGGATAAACAAAAACAGAGTATGTATAGGTATCGGGGTCTAGATAGACATTTTGTCCTAATTCATGATTTACATTTAAAATATTTTCTACTTCAAAGCTGATCGGGTAAGTATCTGTTTCTAAATTAAAAATCGAATTATTAATAGTTATAAGATCTCCTGGACTAAAATTCTGACCTCCATTTAAAATTTCAATTGCTGATACAGCGCTAGCGCTAGTAACTTTTATATCAAAAACTGCGTTTTGTCCATTACCAAAAACAGTGTAACCGGTTGGCCCAACGGTATACGTACCTGGTGGGTGAGGGGTTGTACCTAATATATTATTAAAATTAGAAATAGAACCTATTGTGTTAAAAATGCTTGTACTAATAGGTATAAGTAGTGTAGCTAATGATTCCCCGTCTTGAGATAACTGCCCTTGTTTAGTAGCTGTTATATTTTTTTGTATTGTCCAGCTATTAAAACTTTCACTTGAAAGTAGATAATTTGTTGGGTTAATAAAAGATTCCTCGACAGTTGCGCTTAAATTAAAAGTATACTGAGGTCTTTTTTCTCTATAAAATAATGATGAAAAATTTGTATTTTCATTATTAAAATACAAAGTCGGTACTTGAATATTAGGGAAATTGTCGTATATGATCTGTACACTATCTGAAGAAAAAATATTAGGAACTGGGTCTAAATATACTGCTAAAATTACTTGCTCAAATAAATCATAGGATGCTACTCGAAAATCGTATGTATCAGTAGAAACATAAAAATAAACTGTACTTAATTGAGTGTATGTTCCAGTTGTTTCAGATACATAACTTTGACCGGTTTTTGTAACAGCCCAGACCTCATCACTATAAAGCCAAGCAACAGTTTCTGTACCAAAGGGTACTGTACCAGTGCCTGGCAATATTGTCGCAGTTAACGATCTTACAAACGGTTCGTTATCAAAGCGGACTGCACTAACTGTTATTGCACCAAGAGCCATTTAGATTATTTAACGGTTGAAAATTAAAAATACAAAGATTTTTTATTACTCTACCCATTCTATATGTAATAACTCTGTATAAGCTGGTTTTGTTTGTTGTATGGCGTTTTTTATAAAAGCCTCTACTGTTTTACGTGTACCCGGGTCCTTTATTTGTAGGCCTGATAATTTTAACTTAAAAAAGGTACTTTTAGATCCTGGTAACTTATGCTTAAAAAATCTATCTATACCTTCTATATACTGCAGTGGGGCTGTAGGCAGGTTCCAAGTTAGATCTTGGCCTATAAAGCGAGACCTTAAAAACAGCTGTAAACTTTCTGGTTTAAGAGCATAATCGTATATTTTAATATTGTCAATATAGCCGTTAAATATTAATGCTTTTGAGTTAAGTTCAATATTAAGATTTGTAAACTTACCACTTGGGGTACCAATATAAAGATCATTTTTTCTTACATAACTTAAATTATACGTGCCAGGTAGAGTTAATTGGTCTCTTAATCTAGTATCTATATAAACCTTCATTGTTTGATTTTCATATGTACAGGTTACTAAATGCCATGTATTGTCAGAAAAATATTGAACTGGAACCGATACTGTAAAAGTGGTTAGTGGGGTATTTTTTATAGATGTTTGAGCTGCAATTTTAAATTGTATTTGTGGGGTATTACCATAAAGCACATTATTAAATATCCGCTTCCATTCGTAACCTGTAAAATCTCCGGTTGCAGAAAATTTAAGAAGGCTCTTGTCTTGTTGAGCTGGTGGAGACTGCTCAATATTAATTTTATCTGGTATAAAGGTGAGTTGTTTAATTTCTCCGTTTAGTGTTAGTTGATATAATATTTGATCGTCGCTATAATAGGCAAGAGCATACCAAGTTTGAGTATTTGTATTTCGATCATAACTACTAATAAAGCTTAAGTTACGTACTCCATTATTGGCATTTAAACCTACTTCGTAAGTAGCTGTTGGTAATAAAGTTTCAGCGTTATATTTTACAATTTTATTTCTATCATATAAAACCCATATATTATTCATCGGGTCAATAGCTAGACTTGTACAGTCTGTTATATTGATTATTTGCTGATTATTAAAAAAAAGATCTCCTTGCAAATTAATAACCCATTTATTGTTTAAATTATCAAATTTAAAATCTAAGCATATTTCTTCTTGTAAGATACCGTTAATGTCATATGCAAATTTTTTGTTATCAATATAAGGTCTATCAGCAGATAAACTTATAAGAGTTAAATTTTTATCAAAAAAGTAAGTACTAGTTGTCGTTATAATATAACAACTATTGTTTTTATCTATAATAAGATCTTTTAAATTTCCGATAATAACTAAAGGTGTACCGCTAGAGGTTCTAGGTATAGCTAAAATGTCTCCTAAGTGATTAACTTTATAGACACTGTTGAGTACCCCGGTGTCAATAACAACTAGCTCTTCTTCTCCGTTAATAGCAACTTTTATAGGGGAGCTAGAGCCACTTAATAAAGGAGTATCTATATTGGTTATAACTGGCTGAGTGCTTTTATCTAAATAGTTGTTACCTTCTTGATTAAAGAAAAAAAGATGTCCATAAAATGTTTCCGGTATTACAAAAAATGGATAGTTTTTTAAATTATTATAAAAAATGCCATAGCCTCCGTAATTAAAATTGCCAACTAACTGAGTGCTGGTAGCGTTGTCCCAATTATCTTCTTGTATCCAAAAATTAATAGTAAATTCATTAGATAAATTGTAATTATCAGAATAAGTGACTCGTGCATCTATAAAATTATTATTTTTAAAATTTAAAGCATTTCTATCTATTACATCAGGCTCCTTTAGATCTATAGACCACGCGTCTTTAAAATTATTAATAAACACTTGATTATTATAAATTGATTTATCGGGCGGTATACTAGTCCAAGTATCGAGATCTAATCTTAAATGAGAGCTATCATTACCAGCAAAGGTATTAACTATTTCTTGTGCTGTTTTTTCACCATTATGAAAATACTGATAATAAACCCCTGGCTCTATTTTCATAGAGGATGGCGTATCTATAAAAACCGGGTCATTCTTTTTATACCCTTCAGGGGTTATTTCTCCCTTAAAGGCTTCATCATAAGTTATTCGACCTGGGTTATAATAACGGTCTAACCACTGAGGGGTTTCACCTGAAAGAGAATACAACCAACTACACAGCCATTTACCGTCTGCTGGCCCGGTTGTAGATCCCCATGGTGTAGTTTGGCCATAACCGCTCTGTTTTTGAAAAATACGATCCGCCATAGCGGGTATGGGTCCGGGTACAGCACCGTCCCCTATAATTTGTTCAGGTATCAAATCTTTTATAGAGCTAAAAAACGGTACATGAAAAGAGGTAGTTTTATCTTTTTTTAAAATAATTTCAGCTGTTTCAGATTCATAACCTAAATGAATTTTATCATAACCGCCCGTTTGATTAGAACCTGAAAAAATTTTATAGTATTTTCTTTGATTAAAATTGTTCATTAATTTGTAGTAAGTATTGGTTCGGTATAACTGTTATCTACTGGGGTAGGTCCACCAGCAGGGGTAAAGCCAGTTTTAAGATTTGCTATATTAAGAGTTGTTTTACCTGTTTTTATTGCCTGTTCAATAGGAAAATCTATTAAGAAGTTTACTGGAGTATTAATAAATTCTCTATTAAGAGAAACATCTTTATTATTTACTTGATTTGGAAAATCAAGAAAGTATGTTACCCAGTTATTTGTTGGAGTATAACCATAAGGCATAATATTTGTAGTTACATCAATACATTTAAAATAGTAGTCATTTATTATAGAATCATTTAAAATGAGTCCTACAGCTCTCAGAATGTTATCAGTACCATAACTTAAATAGCGGTAACCAGCATTAGTTAAAGCTTTGAAGCTAATAAAGCCGTTTGCAAACATAAAAATAAATTGTTGTCTATATTTCTCTTCTTCAACAATTATTTTTTTTCCTAATCTAACTGTATACGGGTAAGTGCTATCAATTTGCAAATAGAGATCCCCTAATCGAATCTCAACCTCATTGCCCGCAGAATTTATAGGGGTTATAAAAAAATTAGTACCTTCAAATGAATTAATGTTTATAGTGTTTGTTGTAGAATCATAGCCAGCATAATAGATCAAAGAGTTACGAGGTTGTAATTTAAACGTTCCGGGTATTTCCCCTATAGATAAATTAGTAGATTCAGAAAAAAAATCTTTAAGACTTGTGGCTGTAGTTAGTACAAAGCATGAGCCTTTATTAATAGAAGTATCTGTAAAATTAATAAGACCTGTGGTTTTATAAAAATTATACCCTTCAGTAAAGCCGACCGATTCTGTCTTTAATACTTCATTATTAAAGTACTCGTATCTTAATTCAACCGGCTGTAAAGCTGTTAAAGATTTATATGTAACCTTAGCCATTTGTAATATTTAATAGTTGTTTTAGGTTAGCATACAAATATACTCTGTTCAGGGTAACCTGCCCCGTTGTTACCGCGTAATATTTGCTCTTGTAATATAATAGGTCTTATAGGGTTGCTAGGGATAGTAATTACATATTCTTGAGTGTTTGTTGCTGTTTGTGTAGTCATAAAGGAGACATAATCTTGAGTTTGTATGCTATATAATCTACCGGCAGAACTATTACGAACCCCTAAAAGGTGAGTTTGTCCTGAGATAGATGATAAAACTATCGGACCAACTGTTGTCGAGCATGTATCATAACTATCCGTGGAGCTACTAAATGCTGTTAATGAGGGGTAAAAAATAGGGTAAGTTTTAAGACCTCTTTTATATGTATGTAATAGATTATAATTTCTAGGGTCTAAAGGATCAGCAGAAAAATAATTTGTAAAGGTAAAGGTGTTTACATCGGGAGCCTCGAGGCGTGTTACTGTTTTAAGGCCTGATCCATCCCCTGGGTCCCAAACGATTCTATCAATAGGGAAACTACCACTTTTTGTTTCTTGAGGTGTTAGTTCAATAGTGTATGGTGTTACCCCTGTAGTAGGTTGAGTAATTGAGTAAATATTAGCAGTAGGTTTAATTTCCAGTACTCGTACTGTTATTGTCGATGGAGTATAAGTTTGTTCTTGTACTTGTTGTACATCTATAAATGTAGCATTCTCTCCAGAAGAACAGACTGTTGTGGGTGGTTCGTATAACCAACGTTTTGTAAATTCTGCTTCAGTTTTAGTTTGTTCCCAAGTTACGGGGTTAGCCCCTCCTTGCTTTTCAAGTTGAGTCCAAGACCAAAATTTACAAAATCTACCGAGGCATGCTAATTCATCATCCCAGGTTTTTTCAAAACTTGCGTTACACTCTGTTTCAAACCATGTACGGCAAATATTAGTTGCGCTAAGATTATCCCAATACCATTCAATATCATATTTACCAAGACATGATAAAGTTGGTAAACCAGGGTCAATTAAAACAGGTACCGTTTTAGTTTGATAGTGTTTTAAGCTTACTGTGTACTCCCCAGGCATTATAAATGTATGTGTTACATTTTGTTTGCATGATAAAGAAATATTATTGTAGAGAGAGTTATAGTAATCGTTAAAATTCCATGTATATTCTACAAAATCAAAACCTTCATCATCTGTAGATCTATTTTGAAAAGTGATTTTTACACCAGGGGCATAACCAATTATATAACCGGAATTAGTTGTACCTGTAACTAGAGAAACGGTGGTACTAAATGGGTTACCGTCGTCCCAGGAATAATTTTCTGGCACTGTTATACTTGAAATTATGGAATAGCTTGTAGTCATATTATGCTGTAACGTTTATATGTAAGGAGTAATAAGTAGGCCCGATGTTATTGCTTACAACAAAAGGTAAAAAGTAATTGCCAATTAATGATGGAGAAGTAAGAGAGAATACACCGAAATTGTTTACTGATGCCCAATTAGTAGCTGTTAGTAAAGTATACGTATTAGGTTCATTTAAAGCTGAAACCGTATAGGTAAATATATTATTTGCAGAAGTAGATATAGAAAGAGGGCTTATAACAAAAGGTGGCACCTTATTATAGAGTGTTTCTGTAGGGGTATAAACATTTATATCGTTTAAAACCATATCAGGTAAATTGTTTATAGAAATTTCGATAATATTGTCTTTATTATTGGTATTTCTACCAAGTATAGTTAAAATAAATTCTTTTTTAAGTTCATCGTATGAGATAACCGGTGGCTCAATAACCTGTATATCTAAACTACTAAGAGTGTTAATCGTGTTTATGTCACTTAAATTTTTAGGAAATACTTTAATTAAATCTTTACTAATTAAACTATATTCATATAAGAACGGGTAAAGTACTGTATTATCTAATCCGCAAACAGTTAATATTACTTTTTTATTTTCTGGGAAAAACCATGTGTCTCCTGGTATTACCGGTATTGTAGAAGCGGGGGTAAGAAGGGTTTGAGATATATTCTGATCATTAGAAGCATATATTAAAGGTATCTGACGGGAGTTATCAGATATACTAAAAATATTATCAGTTTCATAATTAAAATTAATATCTTCTAATAAAATAATACTAGATGTTTCAATATATAGAGTATTAAAAAACATGTCTATTTTTCTAACACCGTCTCCTGTTAATTGATTATAGAAGTTATAAGCTTTATAGGTATCAAAAACTGCACTTAAAGCTATTTGGGCAGGGGATACAAACTGAGAGTTTTTTCTAATCCAAATCTCTCCTGGTGTGTACCGATTACTAAAAGAATTCAAATCTTGTAAATCTTTATATAAACCGTATTGGTTACCAAATATATCAGTAACCCAGTTAGTGAGCATCTTAGAGGTATTTTTAAGAATTTGAGATTGACCCCATGCACTTACATTAGGTACCCCTGAAAAGCTTTCTGGTTTATTGGCGGTATCAGTCCATAGTAAATCTTGATCTGCACCCCAAGGGGTCTGTCGACTAGTTGGTAATATTAGACCAACCTGAGACCTTGGGTTAGTTTCATATGTGGATTGATAGGGTATAAACTTTTGATATTTTTTAGTTATTTGTTTTTTTATTGTACCAGCAATAGGACCTGATACAATAGGCTCTTTTAACCATATATTATTCTCTATGACTTGTGTATATGGAGTAGGTTGATCAGCTTTTGTTAAACCGCGACCACCAACTCTTGTAGAGGCATCTTCAAAAACTCCAGATAAAGCAGTAGAAGAGATCTGCAGAACCCCTATAAAATCTTTATTAAGATATGTAGATATACCTAAATTATTTGGGGTGAAAAAACCACCTCTATCTTGTTCTGTGTAAAGGCTGTCTAATGCCGGAGTGATATTATATTTTGGAAAATACCTATTTGTTAGATTATTCCAAGGTCTATCTGCAGCTATTCTTAATTCAGGAATTGGATTAGAATATACTACACTGTTAATGGAAGGTTCAGCTGTTATATTCCAAATAAAAGAATTTAGAGCTTTATACCAAACTTCAACGGGTTGATTATTAACAATATTTTGAAATATTATGGGCGACGTATCATTAGATACTCGAGCAACTAATTGATTGGTTAAATTGTTTAAAATATGTTCAAAATTTGAAGCTCCGGTGGTATTAAAATAAATTGTAGACCATACACTTTCATTAACTTCAGTTTTATAGTTAATAGGTTGTACCCAGCTAAAAGATGTTGAATATTTGCGTTCATATTCAAATAAATTATTTGCGTTTAGCTGTATATCAGATATGATTGGTTGAGTTACAATATTGTAGTTATCTACTAAACGAAACGGTGTTCCCCAACTATCTATATCTCGATAAAGTGTTGAGCTATTTGCCCAGTAGGGACGAGCCCCAATAGTGTTAGATGCGGGCTTATTAGTGTTATAGTTCCACCCATATAGTTGAGCGTTAATAACAAACCCAGGAACGTTTCGTATAATACTGTAGGTACTTAAATTGGTAGTTTGAGTTATATAAGTATCAATAGCGGTTATAGGAGGTATATCTGAAAATATCATGAGCCCTGACTCGGTCGATGTGTATGTTTTTCCAGGTAAAATTTTAGCTGCTGTTATAGCAGTTAACATCACTGTATAAACTCCAGTTACATTTGGTTGGAATGTAAAGCGGGCAACATTGTTTATAAAATATTCCTGATTAAACGGGTCTGTTAGCTTCCAGTTAACTACACCATTAACAATATTATTATAATTAGTAAATGGATATTGAGAGTAATCTGTTGATAGATCAACATCCCTCGCTCCATTAACTGTAAATATATCTGTAGGATAAAAAACTGTAACCGATTGAGGGATTCCAAACTGACTAGCTCCAATAGTTACATAGTTATAGTCAGACCATATTGTATTAATATTAGCTGCTGTAGGACCAATGTTTTGTATATTAGTACTTGAACTTATATAGTCATAGGATGTAGTAGCAGTTTTTTCGTAAATCAATAAATCGCCCGGGCGGATAACCATATCGGCTTCACTATCGGTACTAACCCATTCATTAATTTCATTTTTAATGGCCTTCATCCATTTTACACTAGGGTTTAGATAAGGATAGCGAATGACAAGTTCAGGTAAGGTGTTATTAAGAGATGTATCTTTTGCTCGATAATATATATATGTTTTACCGTAGCGAAGATAAAGTTTGTTGTCTACTAAGGAAGAACCGGTTCGCCAGCTGCCATCTCCCCATCCGATCTCTTTATTTGTTCTATACCATCCGAAAGCAGAGCTAGACGTATAATTTGTACTAAAAATATCTCGCCAACTAAGTAAGTTAAAAGCTTCGAACGGAACTAGATCTTCTGCGATAAAATCAGCAACTCTGTTATTATCATCATAATCAGTACCTGAATGTCCAAATGGAGTAAAAAGTGTTTGATAGCATGTACAAAGACTAAAATCTTTATAAGAAGTAGCCGTTGTCGTGAAGGTGCAATCAGGTTGATGTTTTATTGTTTTAAAAACTAAATCTGCATCTGTTAGATCGGGTCCCTCCCAAATAAAGCGACTATATTCCCCTGATTTAAATATTCCGTTTAAACTGGGCTGACTAACACCGGTGCGATTTTCATAAATAGCTTCTGTTCCTGATAACCAAGCACATTCAACTGCTAGATCTATTGTATCTGTATAGTTTTGAATTTTATAAATCTTATCAGCACTCGATAGATATCTCGAACTTGTAGCCCCTGGTACCGGTATGCTTGATAAATTTAAAGGCTCGCAAACGGTATTTATATTAGAGGGTATATAAGAAGGAAATTGTTCATTAGGATCAACTCTCTGGTAGGGCCACACAATAACACTATTACCAATATTAACAGGTATATCTGTTTTGGTAATTTTATATAACCAAGCTTCTTGTATTTCCCCAGAGTAATTAGTAGAATCGTAAAGTGGTGGGTTAGGGCGAATTGTTATTTTGTCTGCAAGTAAATATGAATCATTAGCATAAGCTCCAGAATCTATTAAAGTTGTAGAGTTTAAACTAATAGGGGTTATTTGAAAGTTGCTAGTGTCTGTATTCCAATAAGCAGCATTAATTGCTTCTTTTATTTCAGTTTCTAAATAAGAATATTCAGTTGTGAAGTTTAAGCTTGGGCCAGACCATTCAATATCTTCTCCAGATAAACCAAAACCAGGAAACGGGAACTTAAATGTGGTTGTTTTATTTCCTTCAATATAAGAATTAACAGCTGCATCCGTTTCATCGTATTGTTTAAATCTTAACCAAGCTCCTTCAATACCTTTAGCACTTTTAACAAATATAGTGTCAGAGTTAAGAATAGAGTCTCCTGCTACCCCAAGGTCTTGTATATTTGAAGCTGTCAGCGGTACAGGTTTATATATAGTAACTGTAGAAATGTCAGGCTTGTAAACACCCTTAGGCCAATAAAAATTGTTATTACCAGACGATATAACTATATCATAAAACTCTGTAGAAGAACTAGGGGCTGGAGTAGATGTTGAAACAGCAAATTTATTTTCTCCAATATATTTTTGTAAGATCTGAGTTGCAAGGTCAATATTAAAAGTGAGTTCCTCATCATTAATATCGTATGTACCTTGCTTATAAATCCAGTTAGTAGCAGTAAGTGGTAGATTTTTTGTTTCAAAAAAATCTTTTAAATTTTTACTATCTAAATTGTAGTAAGCAGAGACTGGTAGTGTGGCACTTTGATCAGAATATTCATGATCGTCATACAGTTCTTCAAATTGTATAACTAGATTATCTTTAACAGAGCTAAGCTCGGAAATATTAGTCCAAATACTACTCGGTATAGATACACTTTGATTAGGTCTCTTTGTAAATAGTGTCAATAATTGTTCTTGTAGTTCTTGTGTAACTCCGGTGGTAGTGCCTACAACGTTATATTTGATCTTATTCTTTTTTATTTCTTCTCTTATATTGAGATAATAAAGAGCTATTTCTTTTAATTTTTTTGCAAAATAAGGAATTGCTATTAATAATTCTTTTTCACTATCTAAATTTACCTGGCTGTACCAGTTTTCAGCTTCTTCGTTAGAATAAAAAATTTGTAATTGCTTTAAAAGAGTTAGATAATTTAATCTAGTTTGCGTAGTAAGAGATGTGTACTGATCTTTTTTTTGATTATACCAATTTATCAGATATGAGTTATACAATGCTAGCTCTTGCCCGGGTATTATGCCGGTATATGAAGTATACCACTCTTTATAAGACAAAGGGCTATTCGTATCTCTTGCAGAAGTTGCTTGAGAAATAGGCTTTGAAAACAAATTTAACTGTTGAGTGTTGATTGCCACGGCTAATAGTTATATTATTATTTAACTACTAGATTCTCAGTTAACAAATAGTTAAATGCTGTTTCAATAGCTCCGTTATCTCCGTACCACTCTATAGTTGTAGATAGATAGGGAGATAGGGTAGTATTGGGGTTTTGCCAGTCTATGTAGTTTTCAATAAAATTATCAGTATATCTAGGTACAAATTTATAAAAAAGGTAATTTGCTAATACGGGCTGAACAAAACCGTAACCCTGTAATGACGATAACGGGTAAATTGTAGAACTACTCAATAGAGGTACTTGATAGAACGTATATTTTGAATCAAACTTACTTTGTAGGTAAATATAAGTACCAGCTGTTATATAATCTGTTCGAGTGTTTAGTTTAGATCCAATACTTAAAGCTGAAAGAGGTATCGGGGATCTCAGACCCCAAAGTTTATTTTTAGAAATCGATGCAATATCTAGATATTTTTTAATCTCGCTTGGTAACGTTAAATCGTAGTTGGCAGCAAAAACATCCATTTGATCAGCAAGAGACAGAAGTTGATCTATATTACAGGTATCTACATCGGTGTGATTGTAAACAAAATTGGCAATTCTTTCATAAACTATTTGTCCCAGATCTTCATAAGCGCTAGGTGTACTAGTGCCTACAGCTGCACCGAAAAAATTATCAAGTAAATTTGTATTCTTATTTAGGGAGTCAGGTAGTATAAGAGATTTAAAATAATTAGCATTATTAAAGTTTTCATTAATGCGGTATATTTCTGTGTTATTAATAAATGGTTTAATACTAAAAGAAGTAGAAATTCCTGATAAAGGTATTGCAGAAACTGCAGATGGTCTAAAATATTTTTGATACCATCTGTTACCAGTCCAGTCGCCATTGGCTTGAGCGGATTTAAAAAATTCACTTGTAGTAGTGTATGTAAAGGTATCGTTTAAATTATTAAAATAACCAATTGTAGAATCAGGGTAAATTTTTGCAATTTGAATTTGATCATTCGATATAGTAGAAGTAGCAGAAAAAGCATAAACAAGATTAGTTAAAGAATCAATAACCCAAACTCTATTGTAAACATCGACTCCAAGACCCCCTAGCTCTTCATCTGCGTCTAAAACTATTAGCTCTTGATCACTACCTATAACTGACTCATCTTCTATATAAACCTCATCGAGTGGTTGAAATTTAACTTGTTCTTCATTAGACTCATTATTGACACGCCAAGAACCTGTATTACCGTTTATATCAATATAACCAATATTGCGAATACCGTGAGTGAACCATAAACTGTTATTTCTATCTAATGCCAAATAGCTAGGGTTTATAAATCCTGATACAGTACTTAAAAGTGTACCATTAGCACTAAACAATTGTAAATTACCAGTAGTTATTTGGTAGCCAGGTATGTAATTGAGTATTGTATCTTGTACTAGAAAAGGTACAGCAGTAGAGGGTGTAACAGTTGTAACAATATTATTACCTACCCAAACACTGTTGTCTGGGGTAATGGCAATACTTACAGGTATAATATATGAGCTTAAAGGTATTTGTAATATAGGTTGCCCTGTTGAATTATATTTTACTAATAAACTACAAAGTGGGTAAGCGTATGTTACCCAAACATTATTTTCTCTATCTGTTTCTACAGTAGGGGGTTTTAAAATATTATCCCCATTAATAATTTCTTCAATATCAATACCTGAAGGTGTCAGTGTATAAAGATAATTAAATTCCTTATCAAACTTTAAAACTGAAACTGCATTAAACAATGATACATAGAAGTTATAATTTTCGTCAATACTTATATTAGAAGGGGTGGGTCCACCTGTTACTGGTGAATAGCCTGTAATACTCGATAATTCTATAGTGCTTAAGAGTAAGCCCTGACTAGAAAATTTATAAATACGATCTAATTCAGCGTCAGTTGCAATAAGCTCATGTCGTCTTGGATCTATTGCCATACCATATATACCAGCAAAACCAGACATGGAATAATTATATGTTGTATTTAGTTCAACTTTAGGTACAGATATTGCTTTAACATACCCCTCTACTAATACTCTATTATTTTTATACTCATTAATACTGGGGCAAGTATTAAAATAGGGCTCTAGAGTAACTCTATTTATGGTGTTGCGTTCAGGATTTGATACCCATACAAAGGGGTTGGGTGTATATCCAACAGGGTAAGTAAATTTGTTTGTTTCAATATCAATGTCTATATATGCTACAGTACTGACTAAAATGTTAGTTGTATCTATTGAGGTTGTCGGGGTTATTGTTGTAAATATAAAACCCCCAGTTGTAGATCCATTATCATCTGTAGCTTTAAAGTGTAAGGGAGCTTCATCAACAGTAAAATTATCAGTATTTGATAGTTTTACAAAAATGTTAGATTGTAGTCCTAAATTATTACTCTCAGGGTAAGAAAATATTATACCGGATTCTGCAGAGTCTGATCCTGATAAAAGACTAGCTCTACTACTCTGACATGTAACAGTAAACGGTATTTTTACTCCATTCCATTTTTGCGGGTAAATATCATTTATATAATTTTCTGAAACTTTAAGATAATCAGGTAAAATATTATTTACCTGCCACAAGAGACCAGTACGTACTGTTTTATTGTTTGCATAACTAAAATAGTCGTAAATTTTAGAATCTAAAGGGTAAATAAACCCTGATGTTTCAAGGGTAGCTGTAAGCAAAAGAGGTCCACATACATTCGGGGGACTAGAATATAAGTCATCGATATAATAAAATTCAACTTCTCCGGAAACCGCAGCAACTTTATTATTTACATAAAGAGGTACTGCTTCGACAGAAAGAGATGTAATAGTATTGTAATTTTTATCTAGAAATCTCCAAGTGGGTGTTAAGAATTTCCACTTATCAGGTACAAATTGATAAGGGGTAGATTTAGAGTTTGTTGCAAAAAGATTGACAATAAGTGGTACATTTATTTGAGCAGAGGTTACACCAACTTTAAAGGTTGTTGAAGTACTTACACCCGGGTTGGCATAGCTATCAGGTATTTCTAAAAATTGTAAAGCATCTCTAAAAGCATAGTCTACTGTTATATTTTGAGTGTCTACGTAGATACTACCTAAAGTGTCAGTAGCAGTTAAAGAAACAGTATATACACCTGGATAGGTATATACGTGGGTAGGAGAGATAGTATTATAAGTGTATGTTTGATCTCCAAAACTCCATATACGAGTTGCAATAGGGGCAACACTAGTAGTTTGGTCTGTAAAAGTAAAATCTGTTACATATACATTACCTGTTAAAGGAGTTGTTAAAAAACTAGTTTGTATCATAGTTTTTATTAATATTCAGTAGTTGAAAAATTTCCTACTACTGATTCTATTTCAATTTTATTTTCAATATTTTGTAGACCGTCAAAGTAAAAATATTCAAAATATTTAGATGTTATATTGTTTTGAGTTACCTGAAAGTCATTTTCTAAATATAAGGGGTTCCATACAAAGAGAGAAAGGCCTTGCACTACTACTTCAGGAGCATCAATTCTAGTTGTTACAAAATAATCAACACCGTTTACCCCTAATATAGACTGAGTTAAAAATCTTAAATCAAGAGTTTGACCTAGTTTCATATTACGTTTACTAAAATAATCAGTAAAAATATTGCTAATATCTTTTTTTATTGAATCGTTATCTCGACGAGAGTCTGCTTTTTTGTAAACTCGTATACGGCTTAAATCCCCTATATTATCAATAGCTAAATCTTCTGATAAAGATATTTGAACACCAAACGATACTCCTTTATAAACTGGGTCAATAAAGGTAGTTTCAGTTGTTGCCATTTTTGTAGGTAAGATAGAAGAGTTAATAAGTTCTTTTTGGGCAGGTAGTAGATAATCTAAAGATGTTAAAGTTGAATTTTTTGGTACAACTATAAGATATATGTTATTAAAATTGCAGCTATCAGAATATAGTAATTGATTAAAGAGAGCTCTTTCTGTATTAGCAGGATTAATTAAACCGATATCATAAAAGTATTTTAAATAACCAGAAACATATTCCCAATTATTAACAGCTTTAACGTCAGTTATTAAATTTGCAAAATTTGTTTTTATAAAGACTTCATAGTCTCTGGCGGTTACTAAGCGATACTGACTTTTATATAAAGCAGGAGCGTTAGCCCGAACTTGTTCAGCTTCTTCTCCAGGTTGAGATAAAGTTGAAGATGTGGTATTACTAAAAAATAAATTGTTAGTTTCTTGATTTGTTATATATCTAAGATTACCGTTAATGCTATTTGTAATTTCATTATACTGTGGGGTGTTATACAGAAATAAACCTGTATTAGAAGATTCAAAAACATTAGGTCCTATCTCCCCATTAGTTCCGTTACTAACTAAATAATAAACAGCAATTTGATCTCCAGCTTGTAATTTTTTACCGTTTATATCATTACCAAATTTTATTTCGTAACGCTTATTAGCATTAAGGCGTATTTCATACTTCTCGGTGTAACCATCTTCTAGATATAGATTAGCTGTTTTTGTATAAAGCTTCCAAATATTTGTCAGACCTGATTTTACATATACATCGATATTAAAGTGATCTACATTAATATTAGTAGTATCTAGTATTAATAATTCATTATCATCCCCAGTCGCATTATAGATTGGATACTCTTGATACTTACCCTGATATAGAAGTTTTTGTTGTGCAAGTTCTGTTAAATTTTCAATCTCTACTGGAACAGTTTTTGCAAATGTGATGTCTTCATTAAAAGAGAACGATATATTATTTGTTGTAATATACGAGTAACGAGGTATAGTATACAAGCCTGATGAAAAATTTTGAGCAGAACAATCAAAAGAGAGAGTAGATGTTTGAAAACCAACCGGCTTGTAATCTAAAATTTTAACTATACGATTAATGTTTTCATAAAGCTGAGCTTCAGAAAACATTGATTCAGTTGAAGTTCTGTTTAAATAGTAAATTAACGTATTATATGAATAAGCAACAATATCTATAATCGCTGCTAAATTAGAACCGATGAAATTTTGATCAGTAAAAACATTCTGAGCGTTTAACCTTTCTATGATTAATTGACGTAAAGACAGAGCATCAAAAGACACATAACCGTCTTTTGGTATATCAAAGTTATTATTTGAGTTAGTTGCCATATTTTAGGATTGAGAGGGTTCTATTGTTATAAAAGATTGAGATTTAAGGTCTAGCAAAAAAGTGGTATCGGTAGTAATATTGAAAATAGGTATTTCGATATTTATGTTAACTCTGTATTGATTGCTATCAGGGTCCCCGATTACTCGTACTTGGCGAGGTTTTACTCTAGGTTCATATGCTCTAATACCCTCAAAGATAGCATTGCCTATTAAATTACCGTTATCAACTGTAATAGGTTCAAATAAAAATTGTTGTAGGCTTAAGCCGTATTCAGGAAACAAAAACCTCTGTCCGGGTAGAGTGTTAAAGAGATTAAGTAAAGAATTTGTAATAGCTTTTAGATCAAAAGACGCTTTCACATCATTACTAGGTATACTTTGTTTGAACCCTGGGGACAGGATCTTAACAAGTTCTAAATCAAGCTGAAGATCCTTATATACATATTTTTGCTCTACGTAATTTTTAGCAGCTTGCTCTAAACTTTTAATTTTTATAGCCATTTACACTATTATTTAGTACAAGAGTTGCATAAATAATATCAGAATAACTATGGAAACAAAATTTGATGTATTATACGAAAATGTCTTAGAGCGATATCAACAGGGTGGCTTTCTTATTGGAGACCGAGTTCGCTTTAAAAAGAACGTTCTTTCCATGGAGTTCTTTAAGGGTAAAGGTCAGAACTTCATTGATATTGTTAAAGCTTGTATGGATCCAAGTTTTGATCTTAACTTGAGAGTTTCTGCTCTTAAATCAGTTTACCCAACAACTTCTCAGAACTATCGCGGTGGGACAGAGTCTCCTGATGCTATTTTTGCAGATGTTATTATTGAATATGCCCCTGGTCTTTATCGTAACCCAATGACAGTGCCTATTGAAGCTTTTGAACTTCAAGATGATGGTATTAATAGAGGTCCAGTTCCTGATTCATTAAAGCGTAAATCTAAAATTAATATTAAGCCTGAAGAAACAGAAGCTGAACAATCAGCTGATTTTGATATTAACCTTCAAAACAAGAATGTACAATTGCCTGGTGGTACAAAGTGGGATGATAAAAAACCAGGTGCAGGAAACTCGCCAAAAAGAAAATACTAAGTAGATTAACTAGTATTTTGGCGTAGAATGGCTTAAGTTATTCACATACATTCTTTGTCAAATTTATGATTACAAACTATACCTCTGATCTATTACCCGAAAAGTTTTTACAAAAATATATCAATAAAGAAGTTCCTTGGGGCTTTAATGGCCTGGGCTACATTGTTTATAAAAGAACTTACGCAAGAAAAATTGAAGGTACAGATCAAACTGAAGAGTGGTGGCAGACAGTTGCCCGGTGTATTAATGGTGCGCAAGAGATTGGAGCAGACTATACACCACAAGAGGCTCAAAGATTGTATGATTTAGTTTATAACCTTAAATGTAACTTTGCAGGTAGGATGCTTTGGCAATTAGGTACTGAAACAGTTAAGAAGTTTGGTGCTAACTCTTTACTCAATTGCTGGTACTGTAGTATCAATGATCCTAAAACGTTTCTTTTTATCTTTGAAAACCTAATGCTTGGTGGTGGAGTAGGGTTCTCTATTCGTAGAGAAGACATTCACGAACTACCTAAGATTAAGAAAGGTGTTGTTGTAGAGCATCAATGTACAAAGGATGCTGACTTTATTGTGCCTGATTCTCGTTCAGGTTGGGTAGAGTTACTTCGTAAGGTTCTAGATGCTTATTACGGAAATGGTAAATCGTTCTCCTTCTCAACCATTCTTGTAAGAGGTGCTGGAGAAAGAATAGCCGGCTTTGGAGGTACAGCTTCTGGTCCGGGCATCCTTATTGAAGGTATTGAAAAGATTTCTAAAATCTTTCAGTCAAGAGAAGGCAAAAAATTACGTTCTACAGATGTTCTTGATATCTGCAATATTATTGGTTCTATTGTTGTAGCCGGTAATGTTCGTCGTTCAGCTCAAATCGCGCTAGGGGACCCAGACGATTATCTCTATCTCCGAGCTAAGAATTGGTCGTTTGGCAATATACCTAATTGGAGAGCGATGTCGAATAATACTATCTATGCAGATGACTTCTCACATATTTCAAGTGAGATTTGGACTAACGGTTATATTATAGATAAAGAGACTGGGTTTGCTAAGGGAGAGCCTTATGGGTTCTTTAACCTACCCTTATCTCAGAAGTTTGGTCGACTTAAAGACGGTCAAATGAAGTCATCTAAGCTATATCCTACTAATGAGGATAACGTACAGGGTACTAATCCTTGTGCTGAGATTTCTTTAAACTCTTACGAGTGCTGTAACTTATCGGAGTTGTATCTTAACAATATTTCTTCTGCAGAAGAGTTAGTAGATTGCGCTACACTTCTTTATAAGACACAAAAGGCAACAGCTGCTATGCCTTTTATTCATGATGAGACGAATAAGATCGTTCATAAGAATATGCGTCTGGGTCTTGGTGTTACCGGTATCTGTCAGTGTTCAGATGAAAAGATTGGATGGCTAGATAAGGGGTATGAAGCACTTCGTAAATTTGATAAGGAGTGGTCAAAGACTAAAGGTTACCCAGAGTCAATTAAACTTACAACTGTTAAGCCATCGGGTACACTTTCATTACTAGCTGGTTCAACTCCTGGAGTGCATCCTGCTTATTCACCATTTTATATCCGTAGAGTGAGAATGGGTTCAGGAGATAGACTTGTTAGTATCTGCCGCGAGCTTGGGTACCATGTTGAGTACGTCCGAGGCTTTGATGGTAAAGATGACCATACAACTGTTGTTGTAGAGTTTCCTTGTAATGCTGGGGAAAGCTGTGTTGTTGCTAAATCAATGACTGCAGTTCAGCAGCTTGACATCGTTAAAAAGCTTCAAACGTATTGGTCAGATAATGCTGTTTCCGTTACTGTTTATTACAGACAAGAGGAACTAGAAGAGATTAAAGCCTGGCTCGAATATAACTACGAAACATCTATTAAGTCAGTCTCATTCTTGCTTCATAGTGAGCATGGATTTGCACAAGCCCCTTACGAAGAGATCTCTGAAGAAGACTATAAGAGGCTATCTGAAAAAGTTAAACCAATTACTACGATTAATATCGGGCAAGGTGAAATTGAAAGTATGGAGTGTGAAGGCGGGGCATGCCCGGTTAAGTAAAATTAAACCTTTATTATAAAAGCCAAAGCATAATAAGGGGGTCGGTTTTCGTGAGCTTCGCCCCCGCCTGTGTTGTTAATTGTAATACCGGTTGTTGAACTCGTTGTTAGAGTACCCGATTGAGCATTAATTGTTCTTGAATCAATACGAAGATTGTTTTGATCTACACCCGCATAGTTTGTTACAGAGTGTCTGTGACCTGGATCTGTAATACTGTGATTATGGGCAGGCATTTGAGCAACAGTTAATGTCACTGAATTAGCTCCTCCAGTAGCTCCAACAGCATGGGTATTACCGGCTCCTACTATAAAACGGTCTCTTAAATCGGGGGTACCGTTTTGACCATCACAAAGATCCCAGCCGATTGGTATATTCACTATAGAGCCAGACCACATCATGATCATACCAGTGCTAAAAATATTATCAATTTTTGTATCTAGGGTATTGATTTTTAATCCAAAATAATTTGAATTAGCATTAATATAACCAAGGGAGTCTCCAATACAATCCTCTCGATTTATATTCCAAGGACCTGAAAGATTGTTAGATGTTGGTGTAAAAATACTGGCCATATCAATTATTTATCTTCTTTTTCTTCTATAATAATGTCCTCTATAATTTCTATAGCGGGTTGTTCTTCTATATTATTTAAAAGCTGTTTAAAGATCTCTTCTCTACTAGCAACTAAATTAACTGTGTTATTAGTTATGTTATTTCCTGGCAATGAATTAGCTATAGCTTTTTTGCCTTCAATATCCATTATTTTAATTTCCTTGTCAGTCTTTGCTTTCTTATTTTGTAAATTAATTCTATTAAGAGCTTCAATGGCTTTTGTAGTAGAAGAGATAAGTTCAGAAAGAGCGGCAATTTCGTCTGGATTTTGACCTTGTACGACAAAGTCTTTTAAATCTTGCACTGCACCAAGACCTGCATCAACTAAATTGCCCGTTTTTTGTAAAATATAATCATTAATATTATCTTCATTTATATTGGTAGGTGCACCTCTGGGTACTGATCTAGCGGTAGAAGGTTGCGGAAACGAAAAAGAAGATAGTTCGTCTAATAGAGTATCGATATCTGACATCATTGATAATTAAGCCTGTAGTTGCTTTTATTAAACTTTATACTATTATAACCAAATGGAAACAATCATTAACACAATTAAAGGGACTTATATTGTTCCTGCAAGGAAACTTGATCAACTTCTTCAATGGCTTGAGAGTAATGCTGTTAGACCAGGTGCAACACCTATTGGAGAAATTAAAGAAGGGCAGTATACTGGACGTCAGCTAATCAATGAATAATTCCTATACATATACAATACCTAATATGACGGGTATTAAGTTTCTTAAAACTCATCCTGATGCAGTTCTACCTGAACGGAATCATAAAGACTCTTATACAGGAGATTCTGGCTATGATGTAACTGCTGTTGAAGATACTGTTATTCCAGCTAGAGGGGCTATTGTTGTTCCTGTAGGTTTAAAATTGGCGTATCTTCCTCCTGGTATTTGGATTAGGATTGAGTCTCGTTCTGGTTTACAGTTTAAACACGGTCTCCAGGCCTTTGGAGGTATTATTGATAACTCGTATAGAGGGGATATGGGCATTCGTATGCTTAATCATTCTGATAACTACTATACCGTAAAAAAGGGTGATAGAGTAGCTCAATTAGTTCTCTACCCTCTAGTGACTGCAGAGACGAGCTGGTCTGAAACTGTTCATGAGACTGAACGAGGGGAAAAAGGCTTTGGTTCTTCGGGAAAATAGTTTATACTACTTACATGTTTCAGAATCTATTTGTAGAGCGCTACAGGCCGAAAACTCTTGCAGATATCGTTCTTACTAACGAAGAACGGTTATACTTTGAGTCTTTAAAGTCTAAAGAAGAGATTCCTAACTTACTCTTTGCAGGTAACCCTGGAACCGGTAAAACTACTCTTAGTAAGATTATCGCTAATGATATCTTAGATTGTCAGTATCTTTATATTAATGCTTCAGATGAAAACGGTATTGATACAATTCGTTCTAAAGTTATCGGGTTTGCCTCTACGAAATCCTTAGATGGTAAGTTAAAGTTAGTTCTCTTTGATGAATGTGATGCACTTACTTTAGACTCTCAAAAAGCTCTTCGTAATGTTATTGAAGAGTATTCTGAGAATACTAGGTTTATCTTTACCTGTAACTATCTCTTTAAAATTATTCCTGCTCTGCAATCACGCTGCCAGATTTTTAATCTAACACCGCCTCTTGATGGAGTATTGAATAGAGTAGTGTCTATACTTAAAAATGAGGGAATCACTGTTCCGGATACCGAGAAACAAAGGCTCGTAGAGCTAGTTAGATCGGGTTATCCTGACTTGCGACGTATTATTAATGATATTCAAAAGTTCTCATTTACAGGAACTTTAGTCATTAAGGATAACCAGGCTAAGGGTATTGCTAACAAAGTAGTAGAGAAGATTAAAAGTAAAGCATCCCCTCAAGAGCTTAGAAAATATGTTATTGAAAGAGAGCAAGAATTCTCCGGGGATTATTTACAGCTCTTGAAAGAGATGTTCGAAGTACTATTTGAAACTGATACTAATGCTAATAGCCTCTTAGTTATATCAGAGGGAATGTACAAGGATGCAATTGTAATTGATAAAGAAATTAACTGGTTTAGTACTTGTTTAAAGCTTTATAGTTAACGCCCACAACATTTATGAGGTCTCTGAGGTGCAGGATGAATTGCAGCTGGAGCTGATGTAGGTATAACATTTTTAGTTGTAGGTATCTGAGTTTTAAGATACTCTGTTACATCAAGGGTTGCCTCAGCTTGAGTGTGATATGGTTGGCTTTTGTATATAGCTTCGTTATTGTTTGGGTTATAAACTATTCCAACATATCTTCCGTTAACAATTTCAATTGAAGTGTAGTGCTGTTTCATATTATTGATTATCTATAGTACCTACAAAGTTCAAGGGGAGAGTGTCAAAACGGTGTATTTTAATTGCTGTAATATCGTTATAAAATAATTCAGTTTCAAATATATGTTTTACATCAATAACAAACCATTGCCCGTAAAACTTATCTTCAAAAACTCCTGAATCAACCCCATCAGTTTTATCAATAGCTATAAAACGGCCTGGTTTTCTACTCGTAAGACCTAATGATCTAAAGTTTATACAGGCATTTTGAAACACTCCAAGGTATAATAGCTTTTGAATACCGTTAGACTGTCTAATTAGTGGATTGTCTCCATAGCATGAAAAATTAGAATTAATATTTTTATTTTTTTTGTCTTGATCTAGAGTTATCAAAAAAAGCTTTTCAACATCACTAATATCTTTTTTATATAATTGGTTTATATACTTTTTTGACATAAACTCTCTAGCAGCTAAAACAGTGTTATTTTTAAATTCAACATTAAAAGATCGATTTTTAAAGTCAAAAGAATAAACTGGAGTAGTACAAAACTCAGTAGCGTTAGTAAGAGCAGATATATCTACAAAACGATAATTTGTTATTTGATTATATTTTAAAGATTTAAAATCTACAGTATCACTAGAAGTATTACCTATCGGTGCTCTATATGATTTTGTAGCTCTAGTTGTACCTATTGCGTCTTGGTCTCTTATCTTAGACGCACTAAAGTTACCATAATTTTGTAAGAAAAAATGTTCTATTTGATACGGGCCAGGGGCATTTAAACTATTACCGGCTTTATTAAAAAAAGAAGACATTGATCTAAGTGTGAGCTGTCCTACATCGGTTGCTTGAGGGCCTCTTTCTTTAATAAGAATACTAAAATCATGAATAGCTGTGTCAGCGGGCACTCCATCTCTTGTTTGTTGCTGACTAGACTGAACATTTTCGCTTGAATTACTTATATGTTTGTCATACAAGTATGTTAAACTTTGGTATGCATTTGAAGATGTAGGATTAGTAAAAAATATTTTTGCAGCTCCTTCTTCCCAATTTTCTCCGAGAGGTGCTGTTGGATTATACAATAAACGTAAAGAGCTGTCTGTTAAGCCTATAACTTCTCCTGTATAATTTTCTTGGGAGGTATTTGTTGTTAAGCTCAAATCAATAAGTTCTTTCATTGCTATACCTGTAGGTATTACCCCTGGGTTTGCATATAAACCTTGAAATTTATCTTCTTCAATATTTGCTTGTTGAGATAATGCTGTCGAATATTGAACAAAATTAGTTAACATTTTTTGATACCAAGAATCCCAAAAATATATCTTAAAACATTTAAGTGTAGCTGATGCTTGATTACGAGCACCGGGAGGTAAGTCAATGTCTTCAACATCATAGATAGAAAATAAATAAGACAAAGTCCAATGTTTTTCATCAGTTATATTAATACCTGTACCTGTACCAGTTTGATTGATATTAGCTTGATCTTGAATATTTGGTTTTATTCTTATACGTAAATAATCTTTACCATCATTACGAAAAACATAAAAACCTTTTTGTTCAGGGGTAAGAAGCCCTGTACCTTCGCTAATTTGTCCGAGACGTTCATCATATACACCTATATTACTTTCAGGATTGTAATAAAAAGTCATATGACCTCTTGCAACCCAATCAGCTAAAGTGTCTTGTATGGTTAAATTAACTATAGCATTCGGATTTATAGGGTAACGTCTTTGATCTGATTCCCCTGCTCCATTGTCTAAGTATATTTCAAACTCATGACGTGTTTGATTAAATTTAGTATCATATGTAAATTGATTTAAAATTTCCATATTAAGTTTGACGTTGAATAGATATTTGATCTAATACAGTTCTAACATATTGTATTTTTAAAATTTTGAGGCGAGTGCCGTTTTGAGGTAAACTTGTAGGGTCTAATATATTATTAAACGGTAATATTAACCACCATAGATTTGGTGTTTTATATACCTTATACGAAATAAAGGGCCAGGTATCACCGTATTTTATATAGTAATACTGAAAATATCCTTCCGGAAGATTTGTAGGTAAAGCTATAGTTTGTAAAATATTATAAAAATATTTCTGATCTTCATCTTGATAGACTTGAAAAATATTTTCGTAATTTTCGTTTCTTAAATTAGGTAAATCTTGTATATCGTTTTGGTACATATTTATGTGGGGTTATTAAAGACTTGTTGCCCCTCCACTGTTGTTGTAGTTACATTTTGAGCAAGTTCGCTTATAACGTCTCTATTTTTAATAGTTTGAAATAAATTTTTACTTGGCATTACCATGTCAGTTAAAGTGATGTCTACTTCATAAACGTCGGGCACATTAACTGCTAAGCCATCTGTATCAGTAAGTAATCTCATATTACCTCGATTATAAATTGTAAGTTGAGTTACACATGAGGCGTAACTGTAATGCTGTCCCAGAATAATAAGCTCATAAAACACAGGGGGTATACTAGTTATAAAATCTCTTTTATTATAAAGGTTTTGATTAACTAACAACTCGCAAAGTTCTCTATTTTTTTTCCAATCAGAAGGGTTAACAGTATTAAAGAGAGGAAACTTAATATTAATTGATCTGGGTTCATGACTATCCCAGAGACGGGGGCGATCGGTAATACCCACCTTAGGGTAACTCATAGATAAACCAGCCAGCGCTGCCCCACCAACTCCCCCTATAGCACTTTCTGTAAAATTAGCAAAACCTCTACCTCCCAATGCTCCTGCAAGACCTGTAGCTGCTTTTGCAAACTGCTCTAAATTATCTAAAGATACCCACATAGGGGTATTGACTTGAAAGTTGATATCTGAAAAATATGGAAAATCATAAACAAACCCTGTAGGGAGATTTTTTTGGTAAAGCTCTTCATAGGGTTGTAATATATCATTATCGCTTAAAAAAGTGGTTGCCCCGGTAGTATAAAACTGTGCTTGTCTTTGAATAGTTGTTTCATTAATTTGAAACTCTCTTAATAATATCCTGGGAGCATTTTCTCTTATACTACTGTTTAATGTCCAAGTGTAGTTTTTAGTTACATTGACATAAGAATAAGTACCACCGTTAGGGGTATATATTTTAGCTAAGCCGCCCGGGCCACCCACTGTTTGCTGACGTTGTTCGTTAAAAAGATTAGCCATATATAGTACTTATATTTTAAATAGCAAACTGCATACGAACTTGACGTATAGGATCAATATTAGAGGCTGCAACTTGAGAAGCTGATGGATAGTTTTCAGGCTGTTTTTGCTCATTAACTATAATGTTGTTGTTATTATTGGGTTTTCCATTAAACACTTGAGCGAGTTTAAAGATAGCATTACTTAAAGCTTCTAAAGAAGTATTAGTGTTATTTGTATTTTTAACAATTTCTTCTAAAGCATTATTGTTTAGGGAAGTTAGTTTAGGGTCAAAGTATTTTTCGAGAGGTACCACAGCTTCAGGCCCAGCTTCTCCAATAACAGCATTTATAGGTTCTTTAACAATACCTCCATCTTTCATTGGCTTACCCTGTTTTATAAGATTTTCAGGTGCGCCTTGTTCTACGCCTCCAACCCAGGTTCTAGGGTCCCAGGATAAATTACTCCACCAGCTCTTAACTCCGTCAACAAGCCAGCTAGCGGCATTGGTAATTTTTTCCCACATAGTAGTTTGCATCCAGTTCCAAAGATCTCCAATTATGTCTTGGGATGCTTTTGCATGAGCTATTTGTTTATCTTCTGTAAAACCAACAAGATCTAATAGCCAAGATGTACCTGGAATTATTTTAGAAAAAGCTACTAATCCTTCAGTCCACTTACCTTCACTAAATAACCGGCCTGTTTTTATTAATGTGCCTATTAATGGAAAATTTTCTGCATTATCTTTAAACCATTTACCTAAGCCAAACATCCACTCTTTAAGTATACCGGTTTTTTTCTGTGAAGTTTCTTTAGTGGCTCCACCGGTCTTATAATCTAAAAATGCATTTAGAACATCTAAGCCAATAGCAATACCTGTTCCGACACCTGGGAATATAGATGCTATACCAGACAATACATCAATAATACCTCCAACTACATCACCAGATTTAAAACGAGTATAGGCAAAACCTAAACTTATAACAGTGCCAATTAATGGTAATTTTTTTAATATGGGTGTAATAAATTTTACTAGGCCACCAAGCATCCTTGTAAAAATACTTGCTGTACCTTTTACAATATTACCTATGCCCTTAGGTAGCAAGCTGCTAAGAGCTCCCTTAAGCCCGGTTCCAACGGTGTCAAGTAATTTAATTGGAGCATCAATAAAGTTTTTAAGAGTGTCAATAAAAGTTTTAGCACCCTTTTCAAGTAGTTTTAATCCTCCCGCTAATCCAACATTACTAAAAATTTTTAATAAACCTTTAAATTGACCATCTGTTTGTAAGCCTGTTACAAGAGCTGCTAGACCACCTAACAGTAGAGCCAAACCTCCACCCATAGCTAGAAGCCCTTTAGGTAATAATCCGAGTAATCCTCCCTCTGTGTATTTTTCTTTTGATCCTTTTTCTTTTTCTATAGCTACAGTTTCTGTTTTAAGTTTATCAATTATGTCTTCAAAAATTAAAGGCATTTTTTGTTTTAAAATACGTGCTCCCGTTTCAGTTATTCCGTCTATTTCAACTAGCATTGACTTTTTAAAGTAGCTTTTTTCTTCGGTTTTATTTTCGCTACTCTCTTTATTAGGTGGTAGATTTAACTTACTAAAAAAATCTGCTTGTGTAGCGGTTTTGCTATCTTTTGGAGCTACTTCAATGGTACTTTCGTTAATTGCTGCTTTAGTGATGCTAAGTAAACCTTTTAAAAGTTGTTTAAACTCTTTTTGATACTCTTTATGTTGTGTATCAGTATTAGTGGTATCTGTTTTAGTAGTAGCTGTTGGAGGAGAGGGCAATTTAAATGCACTAGCAACTATATCTAAAACATTACTTTTTTTAAATTTATTAGTGACGTTATATTTTTTTGCAGCACTCTTAACTACTGCTAGAGCTTTTTTTGTTATATCATTAATAAAATCAGGACTTATTTCAAACTGAGATGCCAAAGTTTGAATAAGCTCGTTTTGTTGATCTGGTGAAAAAGCGATAGTAGCCATCTTCTTTATTATTTAAGAAGATAATTTAAGACTACATATTAAAAAACGAAGCGTCCTGAGGTATATCTTTTGTAATTTCTTTATCTTGTACTACTATTTTAGTAGTTAATAAAGGCTTTATAGCGTCCCGGTATTTTTCTATATATTTTATAACCTTATTAATTAAAGTAGTTGGCAGACCTTCTATAATATTTATTCTTGTTTTAAACGGTAGAGCTATTAAATCTATTGTTTTTTCATTAATAGTTATTTGAGAAATATATTTTACAAGTTCGTTAATAAAAGTTTCTCCAACTATATTACGAAGTTCCTCAGTTGTGCTAACTTCTAGTTTAGTATTTTTATGAAGCTCTTTCTCTAACTTATTCTCAGTTTGAATAGTAGGTAAATTACAGACTAGAATACACTTATTTAGTTCGAACGTTTCTTCCTGAAAAGATATATTTTTTTCTATAAAACTGTTAAAATGTTCAGCTAAATTTATAACTTTGCTATCTTCAACACCTTTAAACTGATCTTTTTCTTCGTCTGTAAAATTAAGTGTCAGCTCTGTTGAAATGCTCTCAATACGAGTTTTAAATAAAATAAGCATTTTATCATATACTGTAAAATTTTCTGTATTAATTTCTTTATCTAGACAGTTTTCTTTTATAATAGAATTAAGGGTAAGTGTAAATTCGGTATTATAAATTGGAGAATCAATTACAGTTTTTAAAATTCTTTTTAATTGTTCAGTAGTAAGCTGTTTAAACCCTATCTCTTTTTGTAGAGAGGGAATATATAAATTAAAATTCGTGTTATTATCTAGATCCTTAATTAGGGATAAAATATCTTTAACATCAAGGGATGCACTCATATCGGTATTTATTTGTTAGCTATTAAATCTCAACTAAATTCAGATAATGGATCAAAATCTGTAACAGGCGGCCCTGGAGACTCTCGTTGTTTAGAAAGTATTTCTAATTTTTTAACAAATAATAAATATTCTCCCGGAGTAGAATTTTCAATATATTCGGGTGTTAAGTTGCCTGCCTTACATAGAGCAAAAATATTTTCATACAGGGACAGAAGTTGATTACCAAATAAAAACTTTACAATAAACGCTAAATTTTTTATACTACAATTAAACGGTAAAAATTTATCAGTCATACCATGTGTAGCTGATAATAAATTTAACTCGTTTGTTTTTTTTAAGATTTGTTGAACCCGGTTTATAACCTTAGAAGTTATTTTTGCTGGTATATTTTCAAGAATTTTATTTTTATTAAGAGTTCCTAAATTTTTTACTAAAGATGTATTATTGATAACAAGGTCGTGAATAAAGTATGGGTATATATTATCAATAGTTGTAGTTTTTTCTATTAATATAAGCTCAATAACTGTTGGTAACTTATAATATATAGTAACATTATCTATAGTATCAGGTTCTAGAATATTATTAGTATTAAACTCATTTAATATTTCTATAAATTTTAAAATATTAATTTCTATTTTAGTATTATTTTTCTCCGGGAGTTCTCCAAATATTATATTACCTATACTGTTACATCTTATTTCAAAGAGAAGTATAAAATATTCTATAAAATTAAGATTAGAAATGTTATCTTTTACTATATCTTGTAATATATTATTTAAATTATTAAAAATAATATCAAACTGTAAGTCTTCTCCAATTAAAGATTTATAAATAGTTTTTAAGTGTTTTACTTTAAGTTCGTTAAAATAAATATCTTTACTAGAAATTGAAGACTTACTTATAAAGTTAACACTCATTAAGAGATTTAATATATAGAGTGTTGTTTAGCAACATCCCTATCCTTATTTATACAAGTATATTAACACCCTTAGAACGAGTGCTTAAAGGTAAGGGCAGATTAACCTTAACATTGTCTGATCCGGCTCTAGAGTCTATAGTGTAATAGTGATATATAAATGAAGCTTCTCTACTTATAGGGTTTTGAGTTTGAGTGTAGTTATATTCTTCCCCCGTCACATTGACAGGGCATGCACCAAAAAAAGTATATTTTTGAAGTATAAAAGGTGTCTTATCAACTGATATAACACCTAACTTATAAACAGACATATTACATCTGTAATTATCTTCTCCGTTTCTAGCTATTAAACCGAGATGAGCTGTGGCTACAACCCAAGGCCTAATGACATTATCAGCAAAGCTTATATTGGTGTCTAAAAACGATACCTGTAAATTTGGAAAAGGGTCTCTGCCTGCTCCTACAAAAGTTCTAATAAAACCACTTTGCTGGAAACCTTCAGGGTTTACTTGGTTAGATTCCCCTGGAAGCTGAACAGCTTGAGCAAACATACAACCTTTTGTGGTTTGATAGTCTTTTTTAAGAGTAGCATCTATAGCACCGTCGATATCCCAAACCTGAGGCTCAAACGATCGAGCAATTTTTTTAATTGCAGGTACAGGTAATACATCATTGTAGTCATTATTACCTCTCTCTGGATTAAAACTGCCTTCAAATACTAAGATCCATTGAGCACCTTTCGGGAGGGCACTAGCAGGTTTGCTTAAAAAAGATTCTAAAAAGAATGGTATTTGCCCACCTAGTTCTGGGTTGTTCATAGTATAGCAATAATACTTATTGCTACTTTTTTATTAACCTAAGAGGTTGGGAGGATTATTAGTAGAAGTTACTCTCCAATATTGATATGCTAGAGTTGCAGGAACAGTAACAATTGTTCCATTATCTCCTAAATTATAAGCAATATCTCCAACAGAAGCAACATATGCACCATACAGGGTATATTGTCTAGCTGTTGAACCAGTTTTACTAAGTAAGTTTAGAGTTATAACTGAAGAGTTTCTTGCAATATTATAATCCCCAGTTGATGTGCCATCATCAAATGTATTAAAGGTAGCATTTTCTAGAACAGCTCTAATATTGTAATTTTGGTCACATCTGAATGTTACAGCGTATGATTCGGATCCAGGGTAGGAGGCAGTACCTGGTACATTAAACTGAAGCCCCATAAAAGGTACAGTTACGTTGTTTATTGTGCGACCCGGCAAACTGGCAGTCTCTAGATAGACTAGCTCACTCTCTCCAAAATTAGTATTTGCTAACTGTACTACTCGAAATTGAAACTGACGTGCAAAATCGTTTTGTTGTACTGATCTATAGAAGTCTGAGATGTTTTGTGCCATATAAAATATTTATTAGATTAATTCTTGAAAATTTTGCCCAGTGCGGGTTGCAATAAAATTAACTAAGATAAATTCAGCAGCTTTAACTGGTTTAATGTAAATATCTACAGCAACCTCATTACGGTCAATAACGTCAGGTGTATTATTTCTTTCATCACACACAATTAAGTAGTCAAATAAACCTTGGGTATTTTTAGCAAGTTCTAAAATAGGGGTTAATGTATTTTTAAGTCTTGTGCGGGTAAATTCACTGTTTGGTTCAAATACAAAATATTTAAGAGCTTGTTGTGTTGCTCTTTCTAGAGTTAAGAACAAACGACGTACATTAATACGATCAAAAGCAGACGGTTTATTTTGTAGAGTCTTTTGTCCGTATATGGCATATCCATCTCCTGAGAAAAATACTACAGGGTTAATAGATATTGTATAAAGAAAATCTCTTTGTTTTTGGTTAGGGTTAAAGCCTAAATCTGTAATATTATTAATAATACCGCGATTTAAACCGGCTGGTGCAACCCAAGGTTGAGCTGTTTCATCTGTTTTTGCGAATATAGCAGCTGCAAAACCCGAAATTGGTAACCAGATATCTTGATCTAAAAATACGTCATAAGATCTTACCCAGTTGCCGTAAATTGCAGCATAATTTGTATTAACACCATTTAAGAGATTTTTTAGTGGGTTATAAATATTTTGGTTAAAAGAGTTATTTCTAACTGACAATGTTTTTAAATTACCGTTAACAAATATTTGACGTAAAGGGTCTGCAATAAACATACAATCTTTACGAGTGTTTGTTACAAAATTATTAAATACATTGAATGTATCTTTCCAGCGATTAAGAGTAGCTGAACCTTCTGTGGTTAATTGAGTTTGAGTAATGGGGGCTAAATCATCATAATAACCTTCACTAGAAGTAGTTGCATTAATTGTGGATAGACCTGCATCTACTACAATATCTATTAATAGAGTTTCCGGTGTTGAAACAAGGGATAAAACTCGTTCAAGTTTTTGATTCACTCTGCCGGTTTTTTTATCTTCTTCAAAAGTATATGTAGGTGTAAAAACACCGGGGGCGTATAATGTTTTTGTATTATTAGTTAGACGCACTGAACGATTTGGTGTTGAATTTGAACCAAGTGTAGACCAATCGGTTTTCTTACTAATTGTGGGATGAACTAGTAATTTTAAATTAGGTGAACTTGTATTAACTTTAGTTTCTAGAAATGCTGTATTATTAAATTCATCATTTCGTCTACTATTTAATGAACCAATATGAGACTCTACTAAAGAGTATATTAAAGTGTCGGGCTCATATGTTGAATTTCGTATTTTAAAGAGACTTAAAATTAAAGAATCTTGATAGCTACTTAATCCGAAGTTCCAAGTAGGTATAAACTCAATTACTTCAGAAATTGATTTAGATCCTTCTGTTGTAACATCGCCTGAAAGGGAAAAGCCTAATCTTGTTGTTGGTACTGATAAAAAGCTATCTTGAGCTGATAAAGTAAACATTGATTTTACTGCTGCAAACTCACTACCCTGTACAATTTCACTATTATCAGTTAGAGATACATAGTAGCCTTCATAGAATTCATTTACAGATGTTTGAGAGCTGTTAATAACAACAATACCAGCATTAAACACATTATCAGTAAATGTTGCTGGACCACCTATAAAAGTTGTAGACGAAATAGATACATCAAATGTTAAAGTTATAGATGTAAGATCAGGATTAACAGTCAGAGTGTATGACGGATCTATTGCAATAACTGCGGTTAATGCTGCAGCAGAGGTAGTATTAACTGCTGTAATTGTTGATACAGCAGGTGTAACTGTTGTACTAGATAATTCACCACCGTTGGTTATTGGAGCCCAAGATATATTATTTTGTAAGATATTAACATACGTATCTTCATCAAATGTAATATGTGTTGGTTCCCCTATAGTATAACTATTAGAACTTGATAATACTGGATATAGAAGTGCACTATATTGAGTTGCAAATCCTGCACCACTTCCTGACCCGTAGGGTAGTCGAGTTGTTAGAAGATTGGCTGTAGAATTAAGAACTTCTTTAGAGGAATAATAGAAATATTTTTCTGCTGGTGTTGTTGGAGTTCCGTAAATTTGCTCAAATTCTGTTATTGAGGTTATTAAACGAACTTCATCGGTAGGACCTTGAGCAGCAAAACCTGGTACAAGCACGGTTGTACCTCCAGCTATTTGCTGATAGTTTGATAAATCTGTTTCCGTAATCTGTACACCTGGTGAATTAATTGAACGTGCCATAATCTTGTATTATTATTTATGCTTTTTATGGTATTTTTTTATGTAGGAATAATTACATCTAGTTTAGAAAATTGAAAATCTACAGAAGATTTTATAAACTCCGGATCATTATAGTCATAATTGATGCCACCTAAATTGGTAATAAACGCATTATAGAATACAAATTCTATACTTTTTTCATTATACTCGTTTAAACCTAAAATTGAAAAATTGGTTTGATATTCAGTAACTATACCAGTTTCAGTTCTATCTTTCCAAGTTTCTAGTTTTGGATCTGTACCAGTGTAATAGCTTGAGTTAGGATCATTTAAAATTGATAACCACTTCCATAGTACCCAGTAATTATGAAAACTATTATCAACAATAAAGTTTACTGGAAGGGGTGGGTAATTTGGCCGGGTATATGAAGAAACATTATACGACTGTCCTCCGTAACGAACCTCATTGCTTGGAACTTGTATAGGGGGTACTACAGTTCCGAAGATACTAATTTGTAAGGGGTCTATTTTTAGTAAATCGTTTGAAAGAGTTTGTTTTCTTAAAACCTGAGGTAAATTTAAAACGAGTAAAAATTTATCCTTACCAGATCTATTAAGAACTGATTGCTGGGTTGGTTGTGGAGTCTCGCAAAGGTCGTTATCTGGCATATTACATTGGCTTCCAACCCTGAGACATTAAATCATCCATATCTGAGGTATCAAACATTTTTTCCAGTTCTTTTTCTGAAACTAATGGCTGATACTTTAAATCATCATCAATACCCAAAGTTGTTATATTATTACTATTACTTAAGTCTTTTACCTTGTATAAACTTTTATCTACTTCAAAATAATCTAAATTACTTATCTTTAAAGGTTTATTTTGTTCATCAAATTCTTGGATTTCAAAATATTGTTGACAGATTTCAGGTTCTAAAATAAACAAAGACCAAACAAGAGACATAATTCTATCGTCATAAAATAAATCATTCTTCTTTCTGTAAGTGCCATTCGGATACCGAATGAAAGTTTCAAACTCTTTAATTGTATCTACATCATTTACATGAACAGTTTGCAAAAAGTTTACCCAATAGCGCATGTTAGCAACACCTGCAAAGCGTAAATTATTATGAGATAAAATTCCTAAGTGTCTTGTATTAGAAAATGAGCCTGTATTAGCGAGTTTTGAACATGATACGATTTTTTCGTACATATGTTTATGAAACAAGGCATCAATAATTTGAGCTCCACAGTTATTTCTTTCTACAAGCAAAGGGGGGTTACCCCATTGAGAACATAAATTAACCAGCTTGTTAGCATAATGATAGGGTTCAACAACATTAGTTCCGTAAACAGCTACTTGCTTTATCTCAGTTAGGTCTGTAATATCAAGAACCTGGGCCACGGACGCGGCTCTCCCAATACCTTCCCCGACATCAACACCTATGGCATATAACTTGGAAGTGTCCGGAGCCTCAAATACCTTATAGGCTCCCTCTTCCCCTGTATAGATGACCGGTTTCTTTTGTTCTTTAAACCTCTCGATGACAGCAGCTCCTACAGCAGAATTACCTGCATCAAGAAATGTGTTACCGAACTCTTGTTGAAAGGCTTCGTCAGAACCTAAAGCTGATACCATTTGTTTTCGCCACTTTTCACCTCTCCCGGGAACATCCCACCAATCAATCCTTTCAGCCTTCCAGCCGTTCGTTTCTTTTTCAGCTCCAGAATAAATTTCATAAAACTTATTACTCGATCCGTTTGGAGTACTGACCATGAAGATCTTAGTCTTTTTACCGGATGATACAATCGGTATAACAGATTTCCAAAACTCATCCATAAAATGAGGATCAATAAAAGCTGCCTCATCAATACAGAGAATAGAAGCAGTATCGCCACGAGCTGCAGTTGAGGTGGTTGTACTAATACCAATACTAGAACCGTTAGCAAATGTTACTCCGGTTTTACCATATTCTTTAACCCCGGGCTTGAGATAGTTAGGTAACATTTCATAAGCCATTCTTATTCTTTTAAAAATATTAATAGCTGTGTTTTCTTTATTAGCTACAATAATGACACGTTGATCGTCAAAGAAGCAGGTATTCCAAAGTGCGTAGATAGTAGTGATTGTTGTCTTACCACATTGACGGGAGGCTAAGACACAGACAAACCTATTATCTGCTAGAGACTTAAGAGCACGTTTTTGAGCCTTATAGAGCTCAATCTTCATCTTACCCTGATCAAGATTTACAATCCAAAAATGACTTTCAGCAAAGTGTACAATATTTTCTTTACACTTTTTGAGCTCTTTGACCATCGCAGGGGTCCACTCAAACTGGGCATCCTCTTTTGGTACATTTTTATCCCCTCTATAGAACTGAGAATCGTCTATAGGGTTTTCAATTATAACGTCTTCGTAGGGATCTTTAAATATCTCTTCTTTAGCTTTTTTTGACACAGAGTTATTTAACTCTGTGCATTGATAATTCCTAGTAGAGTTGTACGAAGATGTTCTACTAAAGCGTCTTTATCATGGGGGTTAGTAGCGTGCATAATAAATGCTTTCTCCCCATTTAGGTCATAACCCAAGATCATAAATGTTTTTAAAAATTCAGACACAACACTATCCAAGTGTTCAAGATCTTTTACTTTATACTGTTTTAAAGTAGCGTTGTCATAAAAGCGGAGAAATGCATTCTTAATAACTTCTTCAACCTGCGCAAGCTGTTTTTCAGGAAGTATTTTTTCTTCAGAAGCCTCTAAAGCACTCAGGCCAAGGGATTCAGTTTTCTTCTTACGATAAACTCTTTTAGATGGCTTATTTTTATCTTTATCACTTTTAGCCATACACTATTATTTATCGGTGTTACTAAATTTCTTATTGTAGCCTGGAGCTTTATTATTAATGTTGAACTTAACAAGATGTTCAACAAGTACTTCAAAAGAAGAAGTAGATAGTTTTAAGCGGCCTGGAATTCTTTGATCGCCGTCTGTTAATTCAAAAAAAGACTCTCCGTAAAAGGGTTGATTTACAAAGCAGGTACAGAACACAGAGCTAATTCCAGGGTCAATTATAATAGTCCATGCCCGAGGATCAGCATCATTATACTCTGTAAAAAGTTTATGGGCATAGTAGCCTGAATCTCTCAGACGTTTCAGGGTGTAGCCAAGGGTGGATAATTTATTTGACATATTAAGACTTATACTTTAGGGCGTCATTTTACCAGCGCTGATATAATAAATTTTATATCTATATCTTTTTCTTCAATTTGAAAAAGCGTCACTTTTAGTTCATTATTAACCTTTACAGTAAATTCATTGCATTTAGTACCAGCAAGCAGACGAATATTCTCTAAATTAAGCGGTAGGGTATTTTTAATATCTTCTCCTACATATTTGTCTGTTACAAGGTATGTAATATTATTAATATTCTGTCTCTCAAGATCATTAAGCTCGCAGTAAACTTTACTATCTTTCGTATAAAAATATAACTTATCAGAGTCTGTAGCAATTGAGCTACCTTTTAACACTTCATTAAATTTTGAATTAGGCAGAATAAAAGCAGTATCGTATTTTAACTTTTTAATCTTCTCAGGGTTAACCGGGCACCTCTGCATATAGCTATCCTCTAGAAGATAGTAATTAAACTTAAAAGCAGGTGTTGTGTACTTGAGATGATTATCATCAATAGTTAATGCGATGTTACTCTCTTCAACGCAGTCAAGAAGACGAACAAACTTCTTAACATCAGGAAGGTTTATCCGAGGAATACCTTTAACAGCTGTATCAGTTTTATAACTAGCTAAGAGTACTACTGAGCCGTCCTGAGAGGCACAAGTAGTAAATACTTCGTTATCATCAATAGTGATGGAAACGTTATCAGCTAGTTTACTGATAGGTAAAAGAAACTTCTGAACAAAAGATTCTTTATTAAGAGATAGAATATTAGTCACGTTTTGAGAGTACCTTATCTAATTTGTTATTAATAGAATACAGGTAATCGACAATTAAATCAAGTTGTTTTAAAGATTTTTTAGTTGTAGCTTCATCTAAGAAATCAAAGGTAAGCTGGTTAGGGTCAGCTTGAGGTTGTGCTAAGACTGGTGGTGTACCTGTAAGCGTTTGAAGCATGGGCTGAGACTGATTTCCGTATTCAGGTGGCAAAGGATATGCCATTTCCGCCTCTCGATTAGCAGCAGCAATAATTGCATCTTGTTGCCTTTGTTGGTGCTGCTGAACGCCGGGCAGAAATGACTTAGGGTCTATCCTTGCAGCCGGGCCTGTAGAGGACTGAGTTATTGTATGTTCATCAACTCTTTGTAGCTCAACTCCAGCCATTTTAGCTACAATAGCTGTTGCAAGTTGTTCCTCAATAGTACTCATTTTACGAAATATGTCCTTTATTATTTTGGGCAAATTCCACAAATTTGTAAAACTCAGCCCTTGAATTATCTTTTTCATCTAAAAAAGAACCAGACATTCTGGCAGTTCTCATAGTAGAATCATGCTTAATGCCCCGGTTAGAGCAGCAGGTATGATTAGCCTCAATTAATACAGCTACTCCCTTATTTTTCTCACAAACTTGATCAATGTATTGATGAATCTGCATAGTTAGGTTTTCTTGAACCTGAGGCCTTCTTGAAAACCAATCTACAATACGATTGAGCTTTGATAGACCAATTACTTTACCGTTCTTAGCAGGTAAATAAGCCACATGAGCTACACCCATAAAAGGAGCATGATGATGAGAGCACATTGAAACAACTTTGATATTATTCTGACATACCATACCATCATAACCATCTACGTTATCGAAGGCGGTTACTTTAGGTGGTGCAGAATAACACCCCATAGCTAAATCAGTAACAAACGCCTTAGCAACTCGACGAGGTGTATCTGCGCTATTCGGGTCATTACGCCAATCAAAGCCTAGAGCATCAAGATAAGCTTCATAAGCCTTTGCACCGTTGTTAATAAGTTCTTCAACCTCTTCAGGTGAATGAAGAATATTATGATTAGCGTATTGGAGTTTCTTTTTACTTCTTAACATAAATTAAAGACTAGCGAGAAGTTCTTTGAGTTTAGCATCAGTATCATCCACAGCAGGCTTTTCTTCTGCTTTAGGTTTCTCTTCTACCTCTTTATGAGTAGATTCTTTAATGCCTGCAAAGATAGAGTTCAAAGCTTCATCTTTCTTAGAGACAGCTGGCTTAGAGACTGGTGTAGTCTCTTCATCTGGTTCTTCCACAGAGGTGACATCCTGGATGCAGAAGAAATGCTGATCGAGCATACGCTGAAGTTCAGCATAGGTTTTCGGCTTATTGAACTTATCAAGCTCAAGAACAGACTCATAGATACCATCAATCTTCTTAGCATCTACACCTTCAAGCTTAGAGGGTGAAGTAAACTTAGAAGCTGAGTAGGTAACAAACGCTCTAGAGCCTCCCATACCAGTACGAGATTCGCATTTGATCTTAAGGGAACAGCCTTCAGCAACATCGAAGATCTTAACACCAAATTCATCAGCATCATCTCCGTCAATAGCTGCATTAATAACTTTAGCCAACTCTTTACCGTAGCGAATAGCCTTAACTTTACCTTCGTTTTCAGGATTAGTAGGATCAGAAATGATATAAGCATTAACAAACCAATTCTCTTTACGAGTGATAGGTTTAATCTTCTCTTTATCTTCAGCAGACCCAGTTTTATAGGTCTTAAGAACGTATTGATCAATCGGGCATTGCTCTCCGTAAGTGGAAGGGCAAAGGGTAGTAACAAACTGGCCAGTACAAAGACTATTCCAGGAATGGTGATAGTAATGATACATTGTAGTCTTAGGATCAGTTACGTTAGGGACAAGACGAACAACGTAAGTCTTCCCGGGTTCAAATTTCATGATATCCTTATACGAACTATCTTTATTGTTCGACAAGGAAGCCTTAATTTCGTTAAACATATTTTTTGTGAATGTCATAGTTGATATATTATGTATTGTATTTTGCAGAGTTCAAGTTTTTATCTACAAAAAGTTTTAGACGGTAAAAAGCTTTTTCCATAAAGGGTCGAAGTTCTTTTGAATTCATATACTTTGTCCGGTAATCAAGAAAGTTAGTTCCGAAACGTCCTAAAAGGAACTCTCTTTCATCTTTAGGCATTTCCTGTATTGTATGAAATATATTAGGAAACTCCATTAAAACATAAGGATTAATTTTGTTATGCTTAATATGGTAAGTCCAGATAGGTTCAATGCTTTTATCTTTATGATAGATGTAATCGTGGAGCTGTATTTTATTCTGTAGGCAGTAACGAACTAAAAATTGTAGAGACTCTTTCACGTCATCTTTTTGAGCATCTGGAGATTCTTGAAACAATTGTTGTTTGTAAATTGTATATGACTTTATTGCTCTAGGTGAAGCAAAGTAAGCTAAATCAAAATACTGAACATCAGGGTAAAGCTTATAAGGAGATAAAAAATAGGTATCCATGTTAACGTCTGGATACTTTGAAAAGAATATTGAAAGTCTTTTTATATGGATGTATTTCGGATCTTGTTCGAAGTTATCAAAGTTCTGACGGAGTTTGAAAGGTTTATTACGAAGGGAACGAGATACAATCAAATGCTTGTTGAAGATTTTGCGCTCCAGGGACGTCATACTTTATATAATATAGCCATTGTATTTTTTTACAACTTTTAAATAAATAATAATGCGGTTAGAGTGTTACAGCACCCAGCTCGGAATGACTCGAGTTGTCCCGCAAAAAATAATTATGAATGACATTTTAAAAATCTATCAAGGTGGTCCTTGTATATATCAGTTAAAACACAAGCAGACCGGTAAAATA